TTTCGCAAATCCCTTGATGATTGATTAAATGAGAAACATATAAATTATAAGGCACATAGTCGGTTTTCGCATTGCTTATTAGTGCCTAATGCAATCATACTAATTTGTCTTTCGTGAATGTCAGTATTAGAGCCATAGGCAGTCCGAAATACCAAACTATCGGAACTAATGCTATCGCATACTCCAGCACAATGTGCATTAAGACTACTGCCAGTAAAGCCATTAACTTATTCCCTAACAAATCCTCATGATATAACCACTTCATAATAGTCCTCCTGCTTTCATCAGCTCGTAAGCCGTATCTCTCGTGTATGCCCTGAATGGTATCAGAGTGTACTTGATGTCTTTGCTTAATCTCGCTTTGCACATCTCGCACCCCTTTATCACTCCCTCACCGACTACCACTAATTTGATCCAATGCGAACCGCAATTCGGACAACGGTATGTGTCGGCAATCTTCATCTCGTTCCTTGCTAACTCGTAGCCTAATTCCCTCTTAGTCATAACACTTCCTCGACATCTTCGGTGCATTCGAGACATCTTTCGCATATCGCGATTCCGTTAGTGTACTCGTATTTCTCGAACTCGTCTATTATTTCACCGCATATGTCGCAGAACAATTGCGTTGGCGCATAAGGACATCTTTCATGGTGTTTTCCGTTTGTTCCGTTACAATGTTCACAAGGCATTAATTTCCACCTTTTAACCTTTCAACTTCTTCATCTGGAATTTCCCAACTTCCACAGACTTTAACTGCTTTGATTTTACCTGCATAAATCCATCTTTTGATTGTGATATAACTTCTGTTCAGCGCTTTCGCTGCTTGTGACGCTTTCATCTTAACCTCTCTTTCCGTAACATAGTGTATCATATCGATACGACAGTGTCAACTAAATTTTTGAATATTCTTTAAGTATTTTTTCTTTTGCTTCAAGTTTGCCATAAATGAAGCCTCTTAGGACTTTGCTTATGTCTTTCTCGCCCAATATCTTCTCACAGTAATCCATAAACTCTTCCTTTTTGCTCGGTTCAATCCTGACATTTATCCTTGTGCTTTTCTTCGGTTTTCTCATTTTACCGCTCCTTTCTGTTTCTTATTATATCATATCGTACAGAAAGAAAACACCCTGTTCGGGTGCTTCCTTCGGATTAAATGAAAAAGAAAAGGTTGGTAACTAAAGACTACCACGATTGCGAAATTGAGGGCGTGGCGGATGAGTATTTCGCCTAAATCTATATGAGGCAGTTAAATCCTCTCTGACAATTTCAATATGATCAGCCATCCGCCATACCTCCTGTCGTTAGAATTAATACTGTGTTTTGCGGAGCGATACAAGCTTCTCTTGTTTGAGGACAGCTTGCTCCACGTCTTTTTTTGTATACATACGGCGACCATCAAGAATACATTGTTTCATTATTGTATTGCAGACTTGCTCAATATCAGAGTGAGAAAAATCTGCCATATGTCCCATGAATTCAGAAATAACATAATCAGGTCCCTTAAATTGTTTGAGCTTAAGCGAGAATAGTTTTGCGCGCTCTGCATCGCTCGGCATATCGAATCGCAGGGTATTATCAAACCTACGCCATATTGCATAGTCTAACGAATCCTCAAAATTAGTTGCGGCAATGACCAACGATTTTCCTTTGAAATTATCAAGCTGCTGCAAAAAAGTATTTACAACGCGTTTTATTTCTCCATGCTCATAGCTGTCATTTCTGCTTCGTGCAATCGCATCGAACTCGTCAAAGAAAATAACAAAACTATCATTTTGAGCATAATCGAATACACGCCGGATATTACTTGCAGTTTCGCCCAGATACGATGAAATCACTGCGTCAAATCGAACATACAACAAAGGTAGCCCTATTTCAGACGCAATCGCTTGTGCTGTCAATGTTTTGCCACACCCAGGCGGACCATAAAACAAAATACGCCTTGTCGGATAGACACCGTTACTGAGCAGAATCTCCCAATTTGAAAATTCTTTGATAATTTGTTTTATTTGATGTAGCATGTGAGAAGTAGTTACAATATCATCAAAGTATTTTTCGGGATATATGATTTCAAATAAGGCAGCTTCCCGTTCTTTATCTTTAGATGCGGCGGCGGAATAGGTCGATAGAGAACGTTTGGTTTGAGAAGAACCATTGCTAATGATCATCTTCAAATCATCAGCAAGAATTCCGTGGTTTTTCTTACGCTCATCTTCAATTATTTCATTAGCAACTTTAAGAAAAGCTTCTCGATCATCTATTTTAAAGCTGCTAAAAAGTTTTTTTAGTAAATCGGCTCTGGCCATAAATCATTCTCCTCCAAATAATAACATGGTCTTTCGAGGTATGAGTTCATTTGCTATAGCTTTTCAAGTTGTGTTTTAACAGCTTGAGAAATATCCTGGCTATTGCAGAACTCAAAAAGACGCATCTTCGCCAGACGACTAGGAGTTGTGTGACCATTCTCCCAACGACTTAGCGTAGAGAAACTAACATTCAATTCGCGCGCAAATTGCTCTTGCGTAATTCCTAACTCTGAACGTATTTCTCTGAGAATCTCGCCAAATATCATGATACACACCTCCAAGGTATAATTATAGCACTTGCTATAGCGGATAGCAAGTGCTATAATTATATTTTTAGTTACTTCGTATTAATTCATATTCACATGAGTTTTTCCGCCGTCCTTAAAAGTGACCTCCATTTCGCTTTCGGAGTGAACAGTCACCGATTCGACGGTGGCAAGCCAGAGTTTTTCGTCAAACTCGGTAAGCAGCTTATCCTGGCTTTTCAAATCGTCAAAGAAGCGTGTTATCTTTTCCCGCTTGACGGTGCGTTCCAGCAATTTGTCGTTGATTTCGGTAATGCCATTCTGAGCGGCTTCGTAGCGTTCCATCAAAGTGTCATATCGCATGTTGTACTCATTTTGGTCAAGAATGGTGCGGGCGTTTTCTTCCACGCATTTTCGCATAAGTTCCATGACGATAGCGTATTCGCTTTTTAACTCCGCTTGCCTTTTTTCAAGGGAAAGTGTATCGGTCAGTGCCAGAATTACAGCTTCATAATCCTGTAAAATCTCATCCTTGTTTTCGATGAGCTGATTGAAGGCCTCCACAAAAGCCTTCTGCAGAGTGGTTTCATAGAGGTGCGGCGCGTCGCATTTTTTGCCTTTATATTTGTGGTTGCACTGCCAAATGGTGCGGCGGTATTTGCTGGTAGAATGCCAGACCTTAGAGCCGTAAGCCCCTCCGCACTTGCCGCAGATGACCTTGCCGGAGAACGGGCTGTCGCTGGCTTTATACCCTCGGCTGCCTTTGCGCTGGTTGAGTTCGTACTGCACCATGTCGAAGGTTTCCGGCGTGACGATAGCGGGGTGGCTGTTTTCTACATAATATTGCGGAACCTCGCCCTCGTTGACTTTCATCTTTTTCGTGAGGAAATCCACGCAGAAGGTTTTTTGCAGAAGTGCATCACCCTTGTATTTCTCATTTTGCAGAATACTAAGAACAGTGGTGGATTGCCAGACTGTTTTGCGCGCCGGTGTCAGAATGCCGTTCTCGGTTAGATGCTTCGCAATCCATGAAGGCGTTTTCCCTTCGAGGAACAGCCTGTATATCATCCGGACGGTGATCGCCTCGAATTCCACAATCTTCGGCAGACCGTCCTCGCCTTTTTCGTAGCCGAGAAAGCGTTTGTATGGAAGAGTGACCTTGCCATCCTGCATCCGCTTACGCTGACCCCATGTCACATTTTCCGAAATGGAGCGACTTTCTTCCTGTGCCAGCGACGACATGATGGTGATAAGAAGCTCGCCTTTGCTGTCCAGCGTGTAGATGTTTTCTTTCTCGAAGTAGACCTCCACGCCTTTTTCCTTAAGCTGCCGGACAGTGGTCAAACTGTCCACCGTGTTCCGGGCAAACCGGCTCACCGACTTTGTAATAATGAGGTCGATTTTGCCGTCCAGCGCATCCTGTACCATCTGCTTGAAGCCGTCGCGCTTGGTGGTGGAAGTCGCTGAAATCCCCTCATCGGTGTAGACCTTCACAAATTCCCATTCATCGTTTGCCTGTATATGGCGGGTATAATGGTCAACCTGTGCCTCGTAGCTGGAAAGCTGCTCCTCGGTATCGGTGGAAACACGCGCATAAGCCGCCACTCGTTTCTTCACATATTCCGTGCTGAACGGAATCAGATTCAAATTAACCCTTGGCGGTATTACCGTAACCCGTGCCTGACTCATACGCCCTTCCTCCTTTTCCTGTTGATTTCGTGCATACGCTGGCGGGAAGCCTCGCGCAACTCAGGTGTCATACGGTCGCGGGCAGTTTGCTTCATCTCGTCCGTCCAGCTATCAGCGCGGGAACGGTCGTACCAGACCCTCTCTGCAAAACGACCATCGCGGAATACAAACACCAGCTTGTTTGCTTCCGGCACTCGTATTTCGGCAATCCGATCCGTAAACATCTCGGCATTAAAATCCGTCAATCCGAGAACCCCGGCGGTCGCCGTGTGGAGGATGTTCTCGGGAATTTGCTTAGCGTGGCAATATTCTTTGCCCTCTTGCAGAAATGTGGAGCATTGCCAGTACGGTTTTCCCCCTGCAACTTTTCGCTTGTAGTTCTTCCCGCAGCCTTCGCACACGATTTTTCCGGTGAAAGGGTAGTTGTTCGGCGTTACCCCTTTTTTGTTTCCAAAACGGTTCCTGCGCCGTTCCATAATCTCCTGTGCCATCTCAAAGGTTTCCATATCAATGATGGCGGGATGTGTGTCCTCGGCATAATACTGTGGAAGCCGTCCTTTGTTCCACACCTCCCTCTTCGTCAGGTGGTCGGATACATATTTTTTCTGCAAAAGCGCGTTGCCGGTGTATTTTTCATTCTTGATAATCGCCACCACGCGCTCTGCGTTCCAAGCCCCGCCACGCAGAGCAGGTACGCCCATCTCACGCAGTTTCTTAGCTATCAGGCTACCTCCCATACCGCCGATATAGTCCTCGAAGATCATCCGGACGATATCCGCCATCTCCGGGTCAACTTCCACCTTGCCTTTTTCGATTCGGTAACCGAACATGAAGCGCAGGCTGACAAGCTCGCCCTGTGCAAAGCGTTTTCTGATTCGCCATTTGCAGTTCTCTGAAACCGAGCGGCTTTCTTCCTGAGCGTAAGAAGCGAGGATGGTGAGCATTAACTCGCCATCCCCGCTGAGAGAGTGAATATTCTCTTTTTCAAAATAGACATCGATGCCGAGTAGCTTTAACTCCCGCACGATCTCCAGCATGGTCACCGTGTTTCGCGCGAACCGTGCGATGGACTTTGTGATGACCATGTCGATTTTGCCGTTTCTACAGTCGTTTATCAACCGCTGAAACTCCGGTCTGGCATCCTTTGTGCCAGTGAATGCTTCATCTGCATATACGCCGACATACTCCCATTCGCCGTGCCGCTGGATATAGTTGCTGTAGTAGCTGATTTGCGCGGACAGCGAATGGAGCATGGCGTCCTTGCCGCTTGAAACACGGGCATACGCCGCCGCACGTTTTCGCCTTGGTATCGGCGGCGCTATAGGTTCGAGTTTCGTTATAACCCGCATAAAAAACCCTCCTTTCCGGGTGCTTGAATCGAATGATTCAGCATACCATTCATCACTCTAAAAGCCCGAAAAGTCAAGGGTTTTCGGTCGGTAAAGCGCCGATTACAGGGCGGTATTTCGCCTTGTAAATTGTATCAATTTTACGGTAGTCTTTCTCGCTGATTAACCCCTTGGAGAGCATCGCACGGGCGACCGCCATTGCCGCGCCATAATTCTTCTCGCGGTCAAATTGCTCATTGGTCATAAGCGCACCGCCTCTTTTCCGGCCGAGCTCCGGTCGAAACGGTGGGAAGTATAGCAGGCGTGACAGCAGTATTTCCGGTTCGGGTTGCCGTAGCTTATAAACTCCCTGCCGCAATAAGTGCAGGTCAGCCGATGCGAGGCTTTCCGGTCCGGCTGGTGCCGGTGACTGTTCCACCAAGCATACCGGCACTGATCGCTGCAAAAGGTTCTGGCTTTGCCCTTTGTGGGCTGCGTCAACCGATTGCCGCATTGTTTACATTTTTCTTTGTTATCTTCGTTCCCCGTATCGTTGGAAGCGTTGCAGGCATTAATGGAATTCCTGCGGCAGAACGACTTGACCGTGTTCACCGAAAGGTCGAGAGACTCGGCAATCTGTGAGTAAGTCGTCCCCTGAAGCCGCATATCCTGTATGCGCTGTTTTTGTTCGCCTGTCATGGCAATCACCTCCATGGGGATAAAAAGAGAGAGGACGGGTCAAAAAGAACCGTCCTCGGCGTGTTATCCTTTCTGCGTTATTTCTTGGGAATCTTGAGTTTCTGGCCTATCGTGATGGTATCGTTCGTCAGTCCATTGAGCGCCTTGATCTCCGGGTAGCGGGTGCCGCTTCCGAGTTTCGCAGCCGCAATGCCCCAGAGCGTGTCTCCCTTCTTTACCGTATAGGTAGTGGTTTCGGTGCCGGGAGAACCGCCCAATCCGCCCGCCAGCGTCAGCACATCAAGGTCAACCCATGTGTTGATACCGGCTTCCTCAGATCCGCCCGCCTTTTTGACCTTTTTACCGAGCAGCACGCAGGTTTTTTTGCCTTTGGTGACGGCCTTGCCACCCGAAGTCACCTGCGTCACACAGTGGTAGTAGTCTGAAATGACCCAGCCGGGGATTTCCTTGCTGCCGGGATAATATCGGACGGCATCGCTCTTGAATTCCACCAGCGCGCCTTCTTCGATTTCACCGGGTACAGGCGTAGGCGTGGGTGCAGGTTCGGGCTTCAGGGTGACGCCTCCGCCACTGGCCAATGCTTGTTTGACAGCGGCACGGAAGGTGTCCATCGACTTGCCATGCCTGGGGAACCAGTGCATGACATCGGCGTGATTGGACGCAATGCCCTTTTTGTAGCCCTCGCTGTGGCAGATGATGTTGCTCTCATTCAGTCCGTACATCTTACAAAGGTAAGCGCAGAGATCCACCGCTTCCAGATAGACCTTATCGAAATAGGAAGAATCCGTAAGGCCATCCTCGCAAATCTCAAAAGAAATGTGCGTATTGTTGGCGGTTCCCCCGGCGTGCCAGCCCCGGTGATTCCAAGGTAGTGTCTGATAAGTTGCAATGGTGCCGTCCACCAGTTTGCCGATGAAGCCGTGGACACAGACCTGCCGACCATCCGGTTTGTCCTGATTCCAGTGGTTATTGTATTGGTTTTTCCCCAACAGGCCGTCATCCGGCCCAACGTATCGTTTAAGGTTGGGATTGTTCGCACCGGTCGAGTGGACCATAATACCTTGGGGAGTAATGGTGCGTCCCGCCTTGTAGCAAGCGTTATTGACGAAAATCAGCTTATGCAAATTCATCTTATGCTCTCCTTTTTCTTCATCCTCCTCGTCGGAAACAACAACACCGCTATTGCCGTAATCTCTGACAATAGCGGTGCCATCGTAGTAAAAAGCGAGGATTTGTGTGCATGGGACACCTTTTTTAGCCGCCCACATCGCACCAATCTGACTGAGTCCGATACCGTGACTGGCCTTGGTCGGCTTCTCCGCATTGGCGGCGATATCCCATTCGTCGGTCTTGTTCACATAGTAGGGATAGTGACGGCTCCATACATCGCCGCTGCGCTTGGTCACTCCGCCATTGGAAGCGGAATAGTAGCAGTCAATGATGGAGCCTTCGTAACAGAGCACCTGACCGCGCGTTTCCTCAACAGCCTGTTTGCTTTGCGGATTGCCTTCCAGCAGCGAGCAACGGAAGGCTTGAAACGAGGTAGTGTCGTCCATCACGGTTCCTACCAGTGCTCGCTTGACCGCGAAGGTCCGCGCGGCGATAGCCTGTGCCTTGAGCGCCTCCATATGAGAGGACTCGTAGATCTCGGCGGGTACCACGCCACAAAGATACTCCTCAATATCCAGCGTGACCGGCCCTGTGCCATAGCGCCCGGTGTTCTCCGCGCGAGTCATTCGTAAAGATACTTTCATTTGTCATCCTCCACACGGCTGTGAAGCTGTGACAGTACGTCGCGGAGCTTTTCGGGAATGGGCAGACCAATGTGTGCGGCGTTCTCTAGCAGCGAGATACCCTCATTGCTCAAATAAAAGAAGATGACCGCCGTGCGCAACGCACTGCCGTTGCCAATGATCTGGCTGTCAATGAGATGGCCAATGCCAACCACCACAAAGATGAGCACTTTGCGAAATATCCCTTTGAACCCCACATTGCTTGACAGTTTCTTATCCGCGATGGCGCACATCACGCCGGTTAGATAATCGACCACCACAAACGCGATGAGTACATAGAGGAGTCCATCCATCCCGCCCAAAAACCAGCCGAGAAAGCCCCCGGCGACGGCGAGTACCCCTTGTATCCAGTTCCAAATTTCCTTCATTCTCAAAGCCTCCTATTGATTTATTGCGTAAAAAAACGCCTGCCGTTTTTCGGCAAGCGCTTATACTAAGGTAAAACCGTTATATTTGTTTGGGCATGTGCTCCCAGAGCCGCATATCCTCCTGTCCCAGCGACCAGATTGCCACGCCGCGAAGCCCCCAGCGATAGGCCGCTTGGTTAGCCCAATACACCATGCTGTCCACGTCCTGATAATAGACAATGCAAAAGCCGTCCGAATCTCCGAAGAACAACCGGGATATCCAGACATTGATGTCCCTTGGAATCACGGTGGCAGTGTAGTTACCGCCGCAGGTCACCCGGATGATGTCCGAATGGAAAAAGTCATAGTCCATGGAAATATCCTCGCTACGAGTGGAAAGCTCCTCCACATCCGAGGCCAGCGTGAACACTTGGAACTCGTTGTCCCACGTTACTCCATTGCGGCTGATCCGGCCATAGGACTTTGTGGTGCCATCCGGCATTCGTACATCAAACGCCTCGTAGGGCTCATATGTCCAAGCATCGCCCAAACGCAGCAGCTCACACTTCACCGGCCCGTCCGACTGAAACCCGCAATACCCGGAAGTAGCCGACACGGTTGCGGTGAAGCGCAGCACGTTGCTGGAACCGGAGTATACCCGGAGGCGATTGCCACGCTTGCGCATCTCCACGAGGTACATGTTGGGGTTTCTACGGATGTTGGCGTCGCTGGTGCGGGAATACTCGCCCTGCCAGCTCCCCAGCAGGGTGCTCCCTTGGTAGAGCTCCACCCGTTGGTTGCCAATGTTGATGCAGCAGAACAGGTTGCCGAGGAACACACCGGCGCGACCTGTGCCGTTGGATGGAAACGCCAGCCGCGCCCGCAGATGCACATCGGAGAAACCGCTGTATTTCCATGCAAGCTGGCCACTGCCCTCAAGCTGGCAATATGGCCGGTTGGAAGTCCAATCGTCGGGGTCGCGCCAAACTTCCCACTTGCCGGAGAGCGTGGTCCAGTACGAATCCTGCAGGGGCGGGTCGTCACGGAAATCTTCATACCACGCCAAGGCGCTGTCAGGCTTGCGACGTAGCATTTCAGTGGTAAGCCGGAATCCTTCTGCCGGTGCGCGCATCTGGCCGTTCACATCCTTGAAGTGGCGCGGTTTGAGGGAATAGCTGGCGCTGCCCGCTGAACACTCCTGCGAAAAACTGCTGCACACCCGAAAGCCGTAAAACACCGAACCGGGGACGCCGCCCGTGATGACGATGGTGTGTTGGCCCGCCGACAGCGTGCGCCCGGTGGCCAGCGCCCGCCAGTGGCTCCTTTTCCAGTAAGGCCACCACATCCGGTTTTCGTTGAAAGAAACTGGGCTGCCATCCAGCGTCAGGTTGATGCCGTTCTTGTCCCAGAAAGGAAAGCCAATGCGAACCGCCACATCGTACACCCCAGAGGATGACACGTTGAAATTGTAGGTGGCTGTGCCGTCTTCCGCGACAGCGGCGGTGGTGTCCCCAATGATCATATTGCCGGTATAGCTGTCCGGCTTACCGTCCCGGTCCACATAGATGGTGCCGAAGGAGCTGGCTTGCTCCTTGCCGTAACAGGTCAGATAGCGGCGGCGGTTATAGGTGTCGCCTATGAGCGGGCCAGTTCTCGAAACCGAATCTTGCCCCTCCATGTAGTCATACACAAAGGGCAATATATACGGCCCCTTATCATAATCATCCCAATAGGAAACGAACGGGATGTACTGCTGCCGGGCGGCATAGTTGTACCCGCCCTTTTGCCAAATCTCGGCGGCGTAGTAGGTGTTGGAGGTGCCACGATATTGCTTCCCCTGATTGGCCGGGGTGTCGAAGATCTGCCACTCCCAGCCGTAGGCCGGAAAACCCAGATACAGCTTGCTGGGACTCATGACTTGCGTGGCGTAGTTGTAGATGCCCTCCAGCCAACTCCGAGGGGAAACCGGGCCGGGCGCGGAGCCCGCCCACGCCATGCCATAGCTCATTATGGAGGCGGTGTCGCAGCAGGGATTGAGGTCGGCGTACACGCACCAGTTCTCGCCACCCACCGAGCCCTGCACGCCGGTCATACCCGGTAGGCAGATGTTGACGAGCTTTGCTCGGTTGTAGGTTTTAACTGTGTTGTAGATATCCCGGAACAGTTCGTTCGCCGCCTGCCGGTTTTCGTACCCGCCTCCTTGCTCGAGGTCGATGTCGACCCCGGCGCACCACGGGTACTTCTGTATGATGCGGGTGAGTTCCGAGAGGAACTTGGTCTTTGCGCCGTTCGTATTATTCCGAAGGGCTGTGAAAATGGAGGCATAGCCGTGGTTCATCACAGTCAGCATCCACTTAATGTGGGGCCACTTGTTAATGTAGGGCATCATATTGGCAATCGGGGTGCCGGTTTCGGTGATGGTCCCGGTGCTGTCCACCTCAAAGGTGAAAATACCTACCGTGTCGAGACGGTCGCCATATTTCTCGAATGCCTCGTACATCCGGGCATTCTGCATGAAGGCCCACACCATGCAGCGCTTGCCTTTCAGATAATTGCTCATGGCTTCGATTCTCCTTCCTGCATCTCCCGGAACTCAACGTACAGCCGGGCCGAGGTGCCTTGCTGCAGCTCCACCTTGTACTTGGAATCGTAGGCCGCCGCGTATTGAAAAAAGCCCCACTTAGGCGTAGGGCTTCCATTGCGCAAGCAGTGCCGCCCCGAGGCGAGCAGAGCGAACTCGTCACCTGCGTTGACCGCCGAGCGGAAGGTGGCCTTGTGGGAGCCAGTTTCGGTGGCGAGGTGGATGCTTTCAGCGGCCATACTGTCCAAGGGATATAAATAATAGTCGAGGCCGGTGCTGGTTTGTCCGGGGACATTGAGCAGGATGGTGGCCCCGTGCCGGATGATCCCGTTGCGCCATATGACCGGACCGTGGGGGT